CTCGATCATACATCGGGTCGTCCTGATCCAGGAACAGGATCTCTGATCCCGTGTTCAGGGTCTGGATACCAGTGTCGAGTAGTCCCCGGTACACCCCCGACAAGGAGAGGCACGGATGTGCCTCAATGATTTGATCTCTAGGAACATTGGTTCCCACTGAAAAGTCTAGGCCCAAAGCCGGACCAATAAGTGGATTGCGATATGCCCATCCGAAGTAAAGGGTTACTGGGCGTGCTGACGTGAACGCAATGATCTCGTCGTACCTTTTATCTCCATTCGCCCAAGCGGGGCGGACAAGAGCTAAGCCATAGCCCAGGTTCTTAACCTGCTCTTCGGTGATGCTAGTAGCTTCGAGTCGCCCGATTGATACTGAGAGGTCCCTTACGAGAATATCACCGATGCTTTTATCGAAGTACCGGTCGGCATTATTCTTGAAGGCTCCCCACATTGCGTTGTTAGAAAACCCTTCGACCATGGGACTGCCTACGTTTGAGTTGTGCCTGACTGGGTTGGTGTGGGGGCCTGCGCTAGCCCCGTACGGGCCGGGAACGTAATAGTCAGTGGACGAGCTGTTCCTGTCATATCTGGAGGCTTGGGCTCGATCCAGCCACACGTCTGAGGTGTGGCCTACAATTCTACCCGTCGGGGGCATGGTCGCTTGGTCGGACACATCAAGGTAGGCCCCTCCATCTAACTGGAAGGCCTGCGCCGACGTAGTTGTGGCATTCGGCCCCCCTAGGATATGCCAAGTGTGGGCCTGTGAGTTAATCAAGCCGAGCTGTTGGTGGTAGAACTCCGGCAATCCCGTCAACTCGATGCTGGTAGGGAACACCGCGTCAGCGGGTACGACCTGCGCTAGAGAGGCAGATCCTCCAACTTGGATAGAGCTAGTCGGTTCATCGAAGACATCCCGTATACCTTTTACAACCACGTTGCCCGAGGAGTCCTGGGGCAATCCGACTTCCAACACTCGCATATAGAAGTCAAAGAGCCCGAAGTCGGGATGATTAACTTCTAATATGCTGCCGGGTCGCAGATAGCTTAGGTCTCGGGACACCTCCAAAGTCAAGGTGGTCAGAGGGTAGGAGTAGGACTTTAGGAATCGCTGTGCTACTGTCGCCGCAGTCGCTGGGTGCCTTATGCCTTGCATGTCAACTTGTTTGATTGACTTCTTGCCTCTACGGATAGCCATGTTCCCACTATCCACAGCGTTGGCTACCGCTTCCTTGAATTCCTGGGTTCGGTCTAGGTACTTGAGATGAACGGTGTTGAACGTCTGGTCCCATGACTGTCGATCCGCAGTCTTGACCTTGATGATCGACGCAGGGGTCAGTATTGGGACAGTGTTGAATCCCTTTTGAACAGTAGCAACTATGCTGCCGCCAGTGAAGGTATTGTCAGCCCCCAAATCCTCGCCAGTGGTGCTCGCGAAGAACACAAATTTAGTGGCAGCCGAGGATTTGGAAGTGACCACGCAGGGCTTCAAACCACTGCCCTCAGTCACGTTCGTGACAAAGATTTGGTCCCCAACTTCAAGTGCATCCCATAGCGCATCGTCGCCAAACCTAGCGTCTGCGCCAACCGCACCAGTTTGGAAAATGCCGTCAGTGGTGTACGTAGTGCCGCCAACGGGGTTCCCGTCATAGTCTAGGATGGCGTTGGTCGTCTCTTCGTACGTCTTGCGGTTCAGGGTATATTCAAACAGCCCGTCCTCGTTCTGAAACAGGACGCCATTGACCTGATCACTGATACTCTGTATGACCCCAAAGGCCTGCTTCGGGCTATCAATTGTCCGGCTGAACCCATTTCCTTCTTCGGAGCACTTCTTGGCGGCTGCGATGAAAGACTCTCGATTGATCAGTGAGGGATCAATGGCCAGTCCCCAGTCAACATCCGTCAGGATCTCATAGATTACGTGCATGGGGTTGGCATCAGCCGTAGTGCCGTCATCCCGGATCTTAGCATAGGACGTTGTCAGCATCGTGGGGAATCGCTGAACATGAACTTGGAACTGAGGTGCAGTGGCGCGCTCGGTGAGCTTACCCCCCTCCCAGACCATGCGGGCAACACCCCCGTAATGGGGGAGCAGGGAAGCGCGAGGCACCACGTCCCCATTGGTTAGGGTTTCGGTCTCGCCGCTGTCATTCAGCTTGCCTATGAGCCACTCATTGATGGGCTGGTCTTGGGTTCCGAAGTAAAAACTAATGTCCCCGTCGATACCCCCACCTCTCTTTGGGCCGCCGGTTAGGCTATGGTCCGTGACCCTAATGCGCCGATGGCCACTAGTGGTCTTCGTGAAACCGGCTAGAGGTACTGTCCCGCCAGTATGCGCGCGCTGCTCTCCAGCTTTGATGAAGAACTCATCGTCCAGTTGGATCGCGGTAATAGAGTCCAGCTCGCCCCAGCAAAGGGCCATGTCGATGCCAATGGAGTATTCGTACCCAACAACATTGCCCCCGGTGGTGAGGGCGTTGGTGGATAATTCACCATACCAGATGACGTTAGGTCCACTGATGCGGGTTGATCCCCAGACAACAGGAATGTACCGACTCTCAAGGTTCGTAGGGAACCCGAAGTCTCCTAGAGCCGATGGCTCAGCTTCCTCGATGTCTGGCTTAGGCGCGAGGAGCATAGACAGCCCCGAAACCGCAGCGGAGACGACCGCCATAACAATAGCGATAACAAGGTACTCAAATCCAGTCATGGCCTATCTCTCCTTGGTGATCTGCAAGTTAGCAGTGTGAGGGTTTAGGGTAGGCACAAAAGGAAACCCGCCATAGTGTTCGACATTGTTGAAGCGGCTCAGACAAGTGTCAATCGACTTGTCGCACCCAGCGGTGAACGTGATGGCCTGCCCAGGTGTGAGCCCCGCTAGGGGCACCAAGAGCACCAAAGAGTACTCATTGGTGTTCGCCGTTGCGGAGAAGTCTACACCCATGCGCTGACTCCCATCGACTCCGTTCAGAAAGGTCCCACCGTTAAAGAAAGCGGTGTCTGCGGCTAGCTTAGTAGTCGCCTGCCCTTGGTCGGAAAGAGTTACGGTCACACCGTCAGCGCTGGCCGCTACGACGGAAAAGCTAAAGGTAAATGGCGACTTGGGTACTAGGCACTGCTTACTGTACAGATTGTGGTCGCACATCCATGAAAAGGTCTGCGTGGGGATCTGTGCTGCTAACATGCTCATCATGCCGAGCACGGACACTGATGCTTCCGTGCCTGAGAACTTGACGCTAGAGACAGATCCCGCCCAGAAGGGGAAGACTTCTGCCGCCGCGTCACTAAGGTGGACCTGCTGGATTGTGAGGTTGTCTGGGGACGGGGGAACGCCCCCTAGGTATCGGGCGACGAATGGGTTGTTGAAGGGGAACTTCAAAGTGAGGCTACCCGAGGTCTCCTTAACGGAGATAGTGGGGGCTGTGCGTGAGATCGCGATAGGCTCATATGTGTTTCCATTCAGAGTATAAGGCTCTGCGGCGGAGGTGTAGTAGAAGGTATCTGCGCCGGTAATCGCGTACAGCTCGATTGGCGCTCCATCTTCCGTGGATTCTTGTTGACTTGAGAAAGACATTAGGGGGTTTCCTTTCAGGGTTATTGTTTAACGGTCTGCACCTTGAACTTGCACTTGATCGCGTCTCGGCCTTCGTACTCTAGTCTGATCTTGTCCGAGGCCATCCGCACATGGTAGAGAAGCTCAAATCGCTTCCCGGCGGTGCCGCCTGGAATAGCCCCATTATATGATATGTTAACTGTTCCGTCAGCCTGGGCGGTGGAGGAGAGCACCGCGTACTGGGTTTTGGTTCCGCCAGAGGTTACCTCGAAAGAGGCGTAACCGTCTAGGAGGGGGGTTAGCCCTCCCAGTCCGGTGCCCATTACAGTTAAGACGTTCCCAGCATTGCTGACTGCGAAGAAATCCTCAGTGCCTGACGGCACGTAGAAGGATCGCTGTCGGCCTTGGGTCCACATAATAAACTCTCGGAGCGCGTCAATCTTACCCGATTCGTATGCGTACTCAAAGGAACGCTCGAATGCAACCGTACTTGACTTTCGACGTTGGAAGGTGTCGATAACGCCAATCTTCCGATCAAACTCAACTGCGCCGGAGTCCCCAGAGAACGCGAGAGAAGTTGTGAGCAGCCCGCCTTCTCGTAGGATGGGGCGGCTGTTGAAAGTCTCAGAGGCCAAATTGGAGTATAGCGTAGAGGATTCGAGGAGGTTCTCGGCGTAGTCTCCCTGCTGTGCGACCCAAGTGGACAGGTACTCAACGGCGTCCGAGGGGTACACTTTGACTTTAGGATTCTCTCTGAGCAAGGCTATGGATTGAGGTACGATAGTGAACTTATCGCCAACGGATGTGCCTGGGTTGGTCGTGCCGAAGAAAAGCCTCGCGGACGTGCTTGCATTACCTAAGAGGGGCAGGGTGTATGAGGTGCCCTGCGCGTCCTCGTAGGTGACTAGGTCGCCCTTCTTTAGAGAGGCAATCGAAGGGTCCCAGTTGGTTGGGCCATCCAGTGCCAGAAACCAAACGTCATCCACGCCCGCGCCGCCCGAGGCTCCTTCCACAACTACCGGCTGAGATCGGTGCCACAATGACACCTTGGCCTCACGAGAGGTTAGGCCCATCATCTGGGCCTGAAAGTCATGGGCGGTGCCGCGATCTGAAGTGCCCACGAGATATCTATACTTTGTAGTCAATCTGGAACTCGCCCGCAGCCGCGTACGTTGTTCTGTGCCATCCCACGCTTCCGAGACGTTCGTCTTGAACTCTATCTCCTCCTCGATGTCTCCCTGGGGCTTTTCGTCCACCGGAAAGAACCGTCGGAAGGTCAAAGTGAGATTAGTGCCCGCCCAGCTCAATTGCACTGTCTGCACTGAATCCCTAGCGGGCTTCAGGAACGTCAAGGTGACTACTATCGAAGAGGACGCGGGGACTACGAGCGGGTTGCTAGTGAGGTCTGCTACAGTGGTCAGGGCAGACTGCCCAGGCCATGTGATCTGGAAGGTGCCATCCTCTAAGGGCACGGTCAGCGGGGCCGAAACTGCTTCGTGTGATGAGTTGAAGATCTCGACCGAAGTCGAGGAGGAGTCTACAACCTCGCCAAGATACCGAGAGGGCGCGGTGTCGAGCTGATACTGGTTTCCGAAGTATGTCGAGCCGAAAGTAGATAGCATGGTGCTTTACCTCTTATACACATATCCGGCAAGGCCGGAAGATCCAGTAGGGTTTAGTGGTCGCTGAAGTTCGTTAACAAACCCGCGTTTTACGACGGGGATCGTGTCGAAGTGCCCATCCTCTAGTATCACGGAGGAGTCCTTCGCGTCGAGCCCGGTCTGTTTCAGGTTCATCGTGATACGACTAACACCAGGGAACTGGCCGAGGTGTATCGCGTAAGCCCCGTTGCTATTAGCGTACAGGGAGTTTCGTTGGAGCCTAGTCTGTCCAACAGATATGTAGTCCCACTCTAATCTCATGCTCGTCGTTGGAGCAGGATTGTAGTGGCGCAGGTCCACCCGAAGGCCGGTTATTGTACCAGTCCAGTTGGCCATAGCGGAGGGGTCAATTGAGTAGGTAGTCCACTCCCCTTCGTCAAAGGACGCCGGATGGTCGAAAAGCATCGAATTGCCAGGGTCGGCGTACGAGGTGGCGGTGCTGGTTGTTATGAAGATTTGGCCGTTACCGCCCGAGTTGGCTGTTCCCCCAACCGAAAGAATCTTCTGGCGTACACGAAACTCAATCCTGTCATACGTGGCGTTGGCGGCGTGCGCCAGTCCGTCCGCTCCATTGGCCCGCCAGAAGTGTGTCTGTGGGTCTGCGCCAGAGAACTGCTGCTCCGCCCAGCCACTACTGGCTAGGGCGGTGCCGCCCGTCGCGGCAACTAAGTTGGCTATGTCCTCAGCCTCTAGGATTGCGTCCTCAGTCTGAATAGAGGCGCGAGCGGTGGGCATGGGCAGCGAATAGAGTACCGATTCCACCGGAGTCCAAGGGGATATGTAGAACTCATCGAAGCCCTTGCCCGCTTCGGTCTCGATGGGCCGGAGCGGATAGAAGGTGCGAGCCCTAGCCCCCGTCATCCCTACCGCTTCTCCACCTTGGAAGCTATTGAAGCCCGCTTGGATGGAGTACCTTTTGGACTGAAGGAACTGGCTGCTATTGTCATTTGGGCCGTACTTGCGGATGTGGTTTGTCCCGAGGGGTCCGTACCCCGATCGCCCGCCGCTGGTCTGCTGGATGGTGTCTTCTAATCCGTCTTCGGAGAAGCGGGCGATCAGTATACTTGGATTCTTGTAGGCCTCGTTGGCTCCCTGGTATGAGAAGGGGTACTGGTAGGAGTCCACGCCCTGCTCGTCTGTGTGGGGGCCAGTGGTCCCTAGAAACATGCCGGTCGGGTTGAGCCCTGTGCTGAGAGAGTCTGCATCCCCAGCGAGGCGGCCCATCCACCAGTGGCTGACCTTGTCGCTGCCAACAGTCTGGAGGACCATGTGGAAGTGTTCGTTCCCAATCTCGGCGCTGCCATAGAAGGTGTAGTCCACACCAGAGGTGAAGTTGAGCCGACCTGAGCGAGGGAAAAAACCGCCTGGAAGGTCAGTCACTTGGATGCCCGACCCCCACATAGAGGAGGAGTATTTGTGGAACGCGGTGTCCGCGAGGAGATCCTGGTCTCGGGCGGAGAAGTTGGAGAGCAGAAAGTCGCTAGCGACTCCCGAGCCGTCCGGCACCACCCCAACGTTGTTAGTCCCGTTCTCGTTATATGATCCGAGGTAGGTCCCGACGATCTCTTGACTGTACGCAGGGTCCGGCAGGGTGGCATGGTTGAGGCCCGCGCTGCCCTCTACTGCCGAGACTGAGAGGATCTCGAACACATGGTTCGAGTAGGTCACAGAGCTAATGACAACGCTTGTCTTGAGGATCAAGGCCTGCCCAATCTGTGCCCCGCTGAATGGTCCGTCGCCGTCGGGCACCTGGGCAACAAAGGTAGTTAGGTCAAACAGGTCGCTGCTGCCCTCGACCGGCTGGCCATTTGCAGTGGTCCAAGCGACAGTCCCATTGGCGTCCAAAGGAATCAGAGTCTCGCCCTCTTGCCCAAAGTACAAGTTCGCGTCATAGGTGGATGACCCCGCCGCCTCCCCTAGAAGCTGGCCGAGAAGTACATGCTCCGTCGATAGGTTGTTCATATCCAGGCCAGGTATGATGTCGAACAAGTAGGCCGCTCCGGTGCCCCGGTGCTTTAGGCCAAGCACCGAATTGCCCCCAAAGGCGCTGAGCCCAAGGGCTCCGCCGAAGAGGTCGTCGAAGTTTCCGAGCGTGCGGATTGCAAATGAGCTGATTGCGGTGCGAAGCCCCTCGGGTGAGGTGGCGGTTCCAGTTGTATAGGCCATGGGGGTTCTCCGTGTTAGATTTCGTTCATGTCAAAAAGAAGGTTCCCAGAGTTTCCACCAGATGATGCGGGGACAGGGGTGGTGTTTGGCCCCGCCGACTGGCTGTAGCCAATCACCATGCGGAGCGTGCGACCCCCGGCATTGAACTCAGATCCAGCGGCGTAGGGTACCGGGGTCGCGCCGTCATACCTCTCTATGTTGTTCATCCAATATATGCCGGGGATTTCACCAATATTCTCATATGTCTCGTTGACGGCCGCAGCGCTATAATCCGCCGTGATGGTCTGCGAGTTGGCCCCCGACGTGGCCCAGCTATGGTCATCCGGGGCGATCTGCCTAAAGGTGACCGGGAGAATACGGGGTGCTCCGGGAGTCTCTAAGTGTTGGTAGAACAGACCTTGAGGAGCCTGCCACCCCACGACGGGGTCCCATGCGACCGCTTGGGTGTAGCCGTTGAACTCGGTGACCACCATTTTTTTGCTGTCGGTCACGGTGCCGATACTAATGGTAGTGGTGCCAGCACCGTTAACGTACCACCGCCCTATATTCTGGGACGGCAGTAATGCCTTTGCCTGCGCCGGAGTGTTAAGGGAACTGTCGCCCATTACAAAGTCGTGACTGAGGATCGACGGGGCCTTTAAGATCCAGTAGCCTGCGGAGATGTTAAAAAAGCTCTCTGACCAGATTTTAGAGTCTGCGGTATCCAAAGGCCCGTATGAGGACCTCCACCAAGGGCGCGTCCGGTTTGCGGCTGCGTCGCTTGATCGGTACCCGATGTCCCCAAGGAATGCCATAGGGTGTGGGTACTCGCTGACCTCCTCGTATGAGTTGAACTTGCCAAAGAAATACGAGACGTCTTTATCAGCCTCGGAGGCATCCGGCGATTCTGTGGCTGGGTCAGAAACCTGGCCTAACATTCTAACATACCCAGGGCCTCGGAATATCGTGAAGTAGTCTGCCGAGCGGTCGGCTTGGCTAGCGGGGTCCACACTGCCAAAAGCGCGAGCTGCGCCAAACTGGGTGAAGATACCGTTTGTAGATGTGCTGTAGAGGTCCGGTCGATTGAACCCGCCTCGCGATAAGTTTATGCTGTGAGTGAGGTTGACTACCGGGTAGACCATCGCGTCAATGTTGAGGCCTGCAAAGGCAAGACCTTGGATGTCGTACATACTCATTGGATCTGTGGGCGATAGGTTCTGGTTACGCTTTGTGTCAAAATGTAGGGCTGTATAGGGATTGCTGTACCCACTGCCTCGGTTGGTGTTGGCCATGTCCGACCAGTTCAGCTCGTCGGTGTAGTTCGGGTTTATTACGTTGAACGTGGCGGTTATGTTAGAAGCCCAACCTACCCCCGTGGGTGTGTCCGTAGAGTAGTTGGCTACAGAGGAAATGCGAATCGTCAGGACAAAGTTACCGTTTAGGTCGTAGAGATCGGTATCAATGTCGGGGGCGAAGGTCCCAGTCAGAAATGTTGAGCCGACCTTCTTTTGGAGACCCCCTTGAACGAAAAAGGGTCCTTGGGATGGGTCAACTATGCCTAGGGTCGGGTGACTGACTTGATAGAGATTGGTCGAAGAGCTATGTATAGTGAAAGTGCCAGTTGCCGTAGAGGCGTTGTTGCCTCGGTTTTGCATCAGGTTATTGGTGTAGTGGGAGTACGCGGTAGCGTCCGTGAAGCTGGGGCGGCTACTATGGGGCGGGCGAGGTAGGACGGTAACATTTTGATCGTATTTGGGCAGGCTCGTGTCAATAGTTATAACCTTGCCGGGGAAGGCCCCCAAAGACCCGCTGAATGCGAAGGACGAGTAGTCCACAACGGGAGCGCCAACCATGAACTGAACCAGGCTAGACAGCAGAGCGCCACCAGAGCCCATTCGGTTGCCACGGTTAAGGGGGCCGTTCGCATCGTCAGTGAACTGCCCAGCACCGTATCTTCTCTGAGGCACTCTTACAACTATCTTATCTTCCATGATCAGTCTCCGGGGGGAAAGGCCCCGGCAGGTACGCCGGGGCCTAGAGTTGGAATTACAGAGACCTAAGAATCTCTGGGTTGCGCTGAATTACGTTCATGATCATAGTCTCACCCTCTTCACTTCCGAGGGCGTTGAGCGTGTTCTCCGCAGAGTCCACATTTACAATTGTGACCTGCGGGGGCTGTTGCTGCATCATGCCCTGCGTGGTCGTGTTGTTCTTTATGGAACCAGACTGCGGGGGAACAAAGAGTTCCGGTCCGCGCTCGCCGACGAGTACGGGATGGCCGCCGCTTACGCGACCGCCGCCTGCTACGAAGGACATTCCGCCGCCGCCGCCCAGTAGGTCACCGAAGCCACTTGCGCCGCCCATGCCGCCAGCCGTGCCGCCGCCCGCCATTGCGGAAGGGCCGGTCGTTGGGGAGGCAACGGCGCCGCCGCCCAGTGCCTTGATGGCCATCTGGATTGCGAGTTGGATGAGAAGTTTGACGATGATCTCCTGGATCATCTTGAGCATGGCCCTTGCAAACTTCTTGAAGCTAACTTCGCCAGTGGTTGCCATTTCGACGATGGAGTCCGTGACGAGATCAAATGCGCCAGCGAGACCTTCTCCGATGGTCGCCCGTGTGCTGGTGGCAAACTCGAAGATGTGTGCCTTCGCGTCGTCTAGGCCCCCCTTCAGGGAATCGAATAGCTCCGTGGGGTTCATGAACCCTGCGGCTTGTATCTCTTCCAAGGTGCGGTCAGCGGCTTCAGTCGGGGGCAGGATTTCGCCCCGACTGAAGGGATCGGAGCCACCGCTTAGTGGGTCGGGGGAAGACGGATCGGGCTCGTCGTGCTGGCGACTTACAATCTCAGCGGCGCTTTCTGCGAGACGCTTAGCTTCTGCCATTACATCTACGACGACTTCCATGGCGGTCTCTAGGGCGGGAGCTACGAACCCCTCGATCAGATTGCCCGCACCTTCGACGCCCTTTTTAAGTTGATCTGCGAAGGATTGTGCGAAGTCTACCGAACCCTCCTCTGCGTTCGCCCATGCCCCTTTGAGGAAGTCCCCACTTACGAGTTGGCCCATGTCCGCTTCCTGTAGGGTCTTGACAAATTTAGAGACCTTCGTCATCTTGTTCAGGATCGCGGACAGGAAGTCCAATGTGCCGTTGAAAGCCCGCTTGATGCCGCTTACTGTGGCGTCGAATATGGGACCAATGCTCATGGCGATCATCTTTGCCGCGAACTTGAGCTTGCTGAATGCCCAGTTTGCATAATTGACGACAGCCTCGAACGCAGTCTTCGCAACGAGTTTGTACAGATTCCAGTACCCAACGAGTACGTCCATCAAACTGATCTGTGACCCAAACACCTCTATTGTCGAGTTGCGGAACCGGTATATGCCCGCAACGATAAGGGAGATCACTCCGACGATCCCCATGAACGCGGAGGTAAGCGGAAACGAGACTATGGTCAGACCCACTACTGCGGCAGCGAGTATCGCTACACCAGCGGCAGCCCCGACCATCGCGGCCTCGACGTTGTCCATGATTTTGCCAGCTTCAGGTCCGCCCTCTTTGATGATCCCGTTCATCTCAATCAGGGGCTTTGTGATGAACTTGTCTATCGCCCCACCCAGCCCTTCAGCGGTTCCGGCGGCGTGCATCATCATGCCCGCGAACAAAGTAAGTTCT